GTGGATCGAACGGCGTTGGCCGTCGCAAGCAGGAACCCACCGAGACGACTGCGCAGGGAGCAATCCATGCGTAGCGTTGCAGGAATCTTCGGCCTTTAGGCTGGGGAGGATGTCAATACCGGGCGCACCCGCCCATCAAGGCGCCGGTGGCGGTGTGAGCGCGCCAACCCCCGGGGAGGCGCTTCGGGCGCCGCGCTAAGCCTAACCCCTTGGCCCCCGACCACGCTTAGGCTAAAAACTTCCAGGGAAAACTTGGCATTCCGGTAAATATCCCCTGGGTTAGGGCACCGCGCTGGCGGGCACCTAACGCGCAGAGACAAAGGAGATAACTACAAATGGCAACCCTAGTCAGCCCAGGAGTCAGCGTCACGGTCACGGATGAGTCGTTCTTCATCCCAGCTACTGCCCCGACCGTGCCCCTGTTCTTCATCGCCACGCGGAAGAACAAGCTGCAGCCCAACAACGTTACCCCGGCCGCCGGCACCCAGGAGCACGGCGTCGTGCGCACGGTGACGTCGCTGGGGCAGAGCGTCCAGCTATATGGCATCCCGTACTTCTGGAAGGACATGTCTGGCAACGAGTTCCACGGTGACGCCCGCAACGAGTACGGGCTGTTCGCGCTCAACCAGTTCTTGGGCGTGGGCAACCGCGCCTACGTCGTGCGCGCCAACGTGGACCTGACCGACGCGGCTCAGACCTTCATCGGGGTCGGCACCCCGGTTGCTACTACCCCCACCTTCGTGGGCACTGGCAACGGCACCATCTCGGCCGTCACCGTGACGTCCCCGACCGTCAAGCTGGATACTTTTTTCGTGGTGTTTACCTCCCCCACGAACTTTACGGTTCAGGGCAACGACTACGGCATCATCGGGCTTGGCACGGTGGGTACCCCGTTCACCTCGACGACGGTAAACTTCACGATCACCAACGGCTCGACGCCGTTCGTGGCGGGCGACTACTTCCAGTTCTCGCTGATCTACGTCCCGACGACGTACACCGGCGTTGGCAACGGCACGATGGACAACATCTTGCCGCAGTCCTTGGCCATCCCGGAGACCTGGACCATCACGCTCACGAGCGCCACGGCTTTCTCGGTCACCGGCTCGTCCTCTGGCCCGCAGGCCGGCGGCACCGTCGGCGCGCCGTACAACAACGGCTTCATCTCGTTCAAGCTAAACGCGGGCTCGACGCCGTTCGCAGCGGGTGACCAGTTCACGGTGGTTTTCTCGACCGTCAACATCTTCAACCCGCTTGGCGCCAACGACGCCGCTAAGCGCGTCGCGATCGTCACCGCGCTGCAGGCTGAGATCAACAGCAACACCGAGGTCCGGTCGGAGAACTTCGAGTACAACCTCATCCTCTGCCCTGGCTACCCGGAGGTCGTCGATGAGCTGGTGGCGCTGAGCACCGACGTCAAGGAGGAGGCGTTCGTCATCGCTGACACGCCAGCGACCAAGACGCCGGAGCAGACCGCGGTCTGGGCGCTCACGTCCCAGCGGGTGCAGTCGGCTAACGTGGCCTACTACTACCCGTGGGGCCTGGCCTCCAACCTCGATGGCCGCAACGTTGTCGTGGCCCCGTCTGGCATCGCGCTCCGCACCTACGCCTTTAGCGACAACGTCGCGTACGTTTGGCTGGCGCCTGCCGGCGCACGGCGCGGGCTGGTCACCGGCGTGGCTAGCGTTGGCTATGTCAGCGGCA